ACACCTTCGTCCCCCACATGAAGGACAGCCAGCACCCGGAGGCGACCTACGAGTTTACCATCAACAACGCCTTCGACCGCGGGGAGATCGTCGGCGGGTTTGGCTTCCTGGAATTCGCCGACCCGGCCAAGAACGAGTTGGTCATCATGCCGCTCAAGGCCATTTTGAAGCGCAAGCCCGCCTACGCGTCCGCCAACTTTTGGGGCGGCACGCAGAAGGTCTGGAAGGACGGCAAGCGCGTCGAGGAGGAAACCGAAGGCTGGTTTGAGGAAATGTGCAGAAAGACCCTGATCCGCGAGGTTTACAGCGCCAAGCACCTCCCCCGCGACCCGCAGAAGATCGACGACAACTACCAGTATATGAAGGCCAGAGAGGCCCGCTACGCAGAGATCGAGGCCCAGGCGGAGATCGACGCCCAGGCCAACGCCATCGCCATCGACACCACCACGCCCGCGGCCATGCCGGCCGCAGCGGAGCCGGCCCAGCTGCCGGAGACCACCGCCCCCCGGTTTGACGTGGATGACACCACCGGGGAGATCGTGAGCGGGAGGCCCGCAGCCCAGGCCAACCTGTTCGGGAATGCAGGCCCGGATTTTTAATGGACATCCTGCCCATCGCATCGGGCAGCAGCGGAAACGCCTACCGTATAACGGACGGAGAAACGGCCCTGCTGCTCGACGCAGGCATCCCGATCAAGGCCATCCAGGTCGCGCTGAAATTCCGGCTCCAGGCAATGGCGGGCTGTTTCATCAGCCATTGCCACGGAGACCACAGCAAGGCGGCCAAGGATTTGATCCGCCTGGGGGTGGACATATACACCGGGCGCGGCACCGTCGAGGCGTGCGGCCTGCAAGGCCACCGGGTACACATCACGACCCCATTGGAACAGGTGCAGGTCGGCACCTTCGACGTGTTACCGTTTGACGTCCAGCATGACGCGCCGGACAGCCAAGGGTTTTTATTCACGTCCAGGGCCACCGGAGAGAAGCTCCTGTATTTCACCGACACGTATTATTTGAAATACCGGTTTACCGGCCTCACGCACATCATGGCCGAATGCAATTACAGCAAGGAGGCGCTGCAGCGCAGCGTCGCCGCCGGGGATGTTCCCATCGACAGAGTACCGCGGCTCATGCGGTCACACATGTCGTTGGAGCATTTGAAAGACATGTTGAACGCAAACGATTTGACCCGTTTGCAGCAGATCTATCTGCTCCACCTGTCGAACGATAATAGTGACGAAGGTGCGATGAAAAAAGAAATCGAGAGATTGACAGGCGTGGAGGTTTACGTCTGCTGAGAGCGGAGGGGAGAAAATGGCGTGGATAGAATTGCATCAAGGAATGCCGGGGCATCGAAAAACCAGGCGGGTCAAGAGCGTCCTGGGCATCGACACCGCCACGGCGGTCGGCCATTTATGCCTTCTTTGGCTGTGGGCCCTCGATAACGCGGAGAATGGCAGCATCGGCGGCATGTTAAACCAAGAGATCGCCGACGTGTGCGAGTACGCGGGGGACGCCGACAAATTCGTTGACGCGCTGGTCGAGGCCGGCTACCTTGTCCGCACAGGCAACGACCTGGTTATCCACGATTGGGTCGATTATTGCGGTCGGCTCATGGACAAGCGGGAGAAAAACCGGATCAGGCAGCAACGCTTCCGAGAACGGAACCGGGAGGCCAAGGAGGAGGCCCCACCAGGGCCGCCACCGGCCCCCGTGGAGCCGCCTGAGCCGGAACCCGTGCCGGAGGGCATCCGGGCCGCGGAGGCAGCCACGCGGCCCGAGACGGCCCAGCAGATAGACCCGGAACGCGGCCGCGTGATCGGGTATTACATGGACAGGATCAACCCAACGCCAAGCAGCACGTCCATCGAGGAGTTGGGGACATTTTACGAAGAAATGGGCGCAGACGTCTGCATCGCGGCCATGAATTACGCCATCGACGAACGGAAAACGTCATGGTCATACATCCGCGGGACGCTCCGGGCATACCGGCAACGCGGCATCAAGAACATGGACGACCTGCGCCGGTCGCAAGAAGATTTTGAACGGCAAAAGCAGAGCCAAAAAGGAGGACACATGAATGGAGCAGCTGGCAAGCATTCTGCAGGCCGGTCGGCACCCACAGACAAGGGGGCAGGAACTGACCCGATCAAGGGCTTCCACACCGCCGAGGAGTGAGGCGGCGGAGCCCGCAGAGGTAAACAACCACATCCTGGCCAGCGTGGCAGCGGCCCAGGGGCTGACAAGCGACACCCCGGCGCCGGCGCCGACCACGTGCCAATATTGCGGCCGGACGTTGGAGCACGTCGGCATGACGATCCCCAACCTGTTCCCCGGCAAAGTCGTCCATTGGTCAGAGGAGCCGGAACGCTGCACCTGCCCGCAGGCCGTCAGGTTTTGGGAGAACCACGACCGGGAGGAACAGCAGAGGGCAGCGGAGGAGGCCCGGAGGAAGGAACAGGCGGCCATCCAGGAAAAGATCGGCCGGCTCATCCGGGACAGCGGCATGAAGGGCCGCTTCCAAAACCGGACATTCGACCGCTGGACGATGACCAACGAGAACCGCCGGGCGGCGACCATCTGCAAGAGGTACGCCAACGACTTCGGCATCATGCTCCCCACCAAGGGGAAGAACGGGAAAACGGAGCCACCGGCCAAGGAGCGAAACGGGCTTTTCCTCATCGGAGGATATGGCACCGGCAAGACCCACCTGGCCGCAGCCATCGCCAACCAGCTGATCCAGAGCGGGACACCGGTTATTTGCATGACCATGATCGACCTGCTGGCCCGCATCCGGGAGACATACGACCGGAACGAGCGCAACGGCGGGGCGTCGGAGGGCCAGATCATGCGGTTATACGCGGAAGTACCCCTCCTGATCATCGACGACCTGGGGAGCGAACAGCCCACCGAATGGGGCATGACGACCATTTTTTCCATCGTCAACGCCCGCTATGAGGGTTATATGCCGACCATCGTGACCACCAACTGCGGCGTGGACGAATTGGTGCAGCGCATGACCCCACGGGACGCCTCGGAGCGCAACGCCCAAAAGACCGTTGACCGGCTCCGGGAAATGTGCATCGCCGTCGAAATGAACTGGCAGAGTTGGAGGTCGAAATGAAGAACACATTGACGGATTTGAACAATTACCTCTTCGAGACGTTGGAGCGGTTGACCGACGACACCATGACCGACGAACAGCTGCAACGGGAGATCACACGATCCCAGGCCGTGACCACCGTGGCGGAAAGCATCATCAGGAACGGAGAACTGGCCCTAAAGGCCGCCCGGCACGTGGAGGAATACGGCCTTTCGTTGGATAAGACCAAGAAGCTGCCGCCCATGTTGGAGGCCGAATAATGGGCCGCGTCGGTTATAAATACCCGCCGGAAATCCGCGAGTACATCACGGCGAACGTGGCCGGCCACACGGCCCAGGAACTGGCCGACATGGTCAACGCCGAATTTGGTACGGAGCTCACCAAGGAGCAGATCAAGAGCGCCAAGGCGAACTGGCACATCAAGAGCGGGACGCCGTGCGGCCTTCCCAAAGGCCACGCCTCCCCGGAGTTTCCGCAGGAAGTCGGGGACTACATCCGGGAGAATTACCGGGGCGTCGGCCCGAAAGAAATGGCGCAGCGGCTCAACGATCATTTTGGCAGCCATTACACGGCGTCGCAGATCAAAGGATTTTACGGGAATCACAAGCTGAACAGCGGGATCACCGGCCGGTTTGAAAAGGGGATCGTCCCCGCGAACAAAGGGAAAAAGGGACAATGTGCGCCTGGGTGCGAAAAGACCTTTTTCCAGAAAGGGAACCTTCCCCACAACACAAAGCCCATCGGGTACGAGCGGATCACCCGGGACGGGTACATCGAGGTCAAGATCGCCATGAGACCGAGCCGGCCGGACTGCAACGACAATTTCGTCGCCAAGCACCGGCTCGTGTGGGAGGCGGCCAACGGCCCGATCCCGCCCGGCCATGTCATCATATTTTTGGACGGGGACACGACCAACTGCGAGTTGAGCAACCTGCAGCTGGTCACGCAGGCGGAAAACCAAATGTTGAACAAGCGCCACCTCCGCAGCGATGACCCGGATCTGACGAAAAGCGCCATCATGGTCGCCAAGGTGCGGGTCGCGGCCCATCAGCGCATGAAGGGCAGGCGGCCGGCCGCAGCGGACAAAAAGACGACGGGAGGGTCCTAACATGATTTTAGCATATTACCGGGACGCAGCCGGAAAAATCACAAATTGTCATGAAGTCAAGGGGATCGCCATGGATGACCTGCAGGAAAAGGTCGAGGCATACAACAGCGACGCGAGGGGCAACCGAACGGCGTATGTTGTTGTTTTGGACGACAACAGCATCGAGGCGTACCTGTACCAGAAAACCAAGACCATCCGGGCGGACAGGGCCGACACCATCCAGGCCGCCCTGTCGGCCATCGACGAAGCGCGCGACATGGTGGAGGCGTTGAGGCAATGAACGACCCGACGCCCAGCGCAGCCCCGCAGAGGGGGAAGGAACGCGCCCGGGAGGGTGAACGCCTCCCCGGCATCGGAACCAACGCCCAAGCATCGGGCCGCCAAAGAGTACCGCTATTTACTTTATCGGCAAAAAAGTCCAAAAAATAAGGGGGAAAAGGGCATGACCGAGGCTAAAAAAGTAGCAAAAAAGGGTTATCCTCCCATCGGGACGGCCATGTATTGCGTCAGGGAGCACCTGTATTATGTGCCCGGGCGTGCCGGGCCGAAAACGGAGTATGTCGTATTTTGCGGAGAAGTCGCCGAACACCTTGGGGGAAACCGGCAGGAATTCCGCCTGTGCGGCAAAGGGCCAGAGGGCCACACCGAACTCGCCTACCCCATGGTGCAGGACATCGGGGAAAAGGTATTTTACACGGCCAGGGAGGCGGCAGAACTGGCCCGGAGCATGACCGAGGATTACGAAAGGCGCTGGGCGTGGATAACACGCTGGGGAGGCGACGACATCCCCCTCCGCCGGCCGTGGGAGCATCTGCTACAAGAGGAGGCCGAAGAATGAAAGCATTGACCATTTGGCAGCCGTGGGCCAGCCTGATCGCCGCCGGCGAAAAGGTCTACGAGACCCGCAGCTGGCCGACGAAGTACCGCGGGCCCATCGCCATCCACGCGGCCAAGAAAGACCCGTGCAGGGTCGCAGTACCGGACGCCTTCGAGGAGTACAACCTCCGCGAAAAGGTCGGGCCCATCATATTCCAGCCGACCGGCTGCGTCATCGCCGTCGGGGAGCTGGTGAACGTGTGGCACATCGTCCACAACCCCGGCCTGGACATCGACACGGCCAAGCACATCGACGTCGGCGCCGAAAGTATGACCGAGGACAAGCACGCGCCGGATTTTGGGGACTATTTTGTCCCGACCGACAAGGAAATGGGCCTGGGGGATTGGACGCCGGGCCGGTATGCGTGGGAAATCAGAAACGTCAAAATTTTGGAGGTCGCGCCGGAGGCCAAGGGAAACCAGGGACTCTGGAATTGGGATGAAAACGCGCCCCGCGTGCCGGGATGGAAGTATTATGAACGCTATCACGAATGGGTAAAGGCAGCAAGTCACCCGTTCACCGGAGAAAGGTACTTCCTCCCGGACATCAAGGAGGCGGGCGAATGAGTTGCGAAGAATGCCACTGGTATCATGCCGAAAAATTAGCCAGGCCGTTCAGCAACGGGAAGATTTTCCCGTGCAGCAACGTACTCTCCGAGGGTTGGGACGTGTGGACGGCAGAACAGCGACCGCCGGAGGCGTGCGCCGGCTATTGCAAGGCCGGAGAATATACCCCGACCGGCGCATGGAACGCCTTGGGGGGAATGGTGCGGGCGCTGGAAGCCATGCAAAAGCAGGAAAAGGAGACGGAACACATGGATTTTATGGTCACAAAGGAGCCCATCCCGGGCTTTCCGCCGGAAATGACCGTCACACGGCAGTATGTGAAGCTGTCCGGCGAATGGGTGGAGGTATACAAAACGGCGGATTGTTTCCGGCATCTCATCACGGAGGACAAAACGCGCCATTTTTGCGTCGGGTACAACAAAACCATCCACGAACTGCCGCCCCCGACGTGCTCGTTTTTGTGCGGCCACATCTGTGACGAAATGAAGCGGCAGGCAAGGGCGGCGCTCGAAGCACACGGGCAGTATTTCACAGAGGACGAAAGGCGGCATTTCCAGGAATACCTCGCCAAGGAGAACACCGTCGAATGGGATGACGGTTACACGGATCAGCAAGGAGGCGGGAACAATGCGGCCGATTGACGCGGACAGGCTCCTGAAAGCCCTGGAGATTGCCCGGGAAAGGTCGGTCGGCATTTACGGAGACCTCGGCGGAGCGGTCAGCGGGTGCATGAAGCACGTTATGGCCGCGCCCACGTTGGAGGGCGGCGTGGATCAACCGGAGGCGGAGGAAAACGCCCCATTGACGATTGAGCAACTGCGGGGAATGAATGGTGAACCCGTGTGGTGGTGGAATAAGAGCCAAAAGCCCACCTGTATGATTTGCGTATATGACAAATTTGGGAAATTCAATACAGAGCCGGTATTTGTCAATTTTGATTTCGCGGCAGAGGACGCGGCGAAAATCACGAGTTACTCCAGGATGAAGAAATGGGGTTATAAGCCGTACAGGCGAAAGCCGCACAGCCCGCAAAAAACGGAGGATTGAAAGGAGACAGAAAAGAATGACGGGAGCAATGGCAGAGGCCAGGGCGGCCCTTGTGGGGGCGTTCCCGGGCAGCTTCATCAACAGCCGGGACGAATTCATCGCCCACCTGCGGACGAATCAGTACATCATCCTGGGGGATTGCAGGACGCCGGAGGACATCGAGGCGAAAGTCCTGGAATGGTTTTCACGGCCGGCGCATAAGACCGCGCCGTATTCGCAGGAATGGAGAAACCGCAAATTTCACCGTTTCATGCTGGACGGCGTCAACGCGTTTTTGGACACGGCCTTCACCGAGGACGACATGGCCGTCATTTACCAGGCCCTGGGCAACGCCGTCCGCCACAACATGACCATGCAATTCATCGGGCATGACATGGACATGGGCTGGCTGAGAGCAAAGGGGGCCGCGAAATGCGGCTGACCGCCCAGGAATACCGGAACATGACCGGCGGCCACCAGCGCGACCGCAGCCGGGCGAACCGCGGGAAACCGTTCGAGGATTTTCTAAAATTCGTCCACGACAGCTACCAGCAGAAAGGGATCGCCTGCGTTCATAAGGTGCCTACCGAGTTTTTACCCATCCGGGGCAGCAACGGGAAAGTGTGCGATTGCAAGGTCGAACACAAAAGCTGCGTCGATTATTTGGGCCGGTACGGCCCGACGCCCGTGGCGATAGAGGCCAAGCACACGGAGGACGACCGCATCCGCTTCGACCGTGTGGAGGATCACCAGGCGGCCTACCTGGACGACTGGATCAAAGACCCGCAGGCGGTCGCCATCGTCATCGTGAGTTTTAGCCTGCGCCGATTTTTCGCCGTCCCGTGGCCGGCATGGAAAGCCGCCCGGGACGCGTGGGCCGCAGCGCCCAGCAGACACAAACCGGCCGCCGTGCCGGTAGAGTATCAGGGAGACGCCTGGAGGACACCAGGCGCGGCCAGCGTTTCGGCCGACGAATTCCCGGAGGAATGGGAGATCAGGCCCGGAGGGGCAACAGGGCTCCCCTATTTAGAGATTATCGACAGGTGGAGGAAGAAAACCAATGGACAGATCTAACGACC